TCAATTTGTCTTTGTCTAAATATTTTAATACGAGTTGCTGGACTACTATATTCTAATTCTTGTATTCTATTAGTATTTTTAAGATTATTATATCTTTGAATTGCCCATCTGTTGTACCATTCATTAAACATTTCATTTGCAGATTTATTAATTGGATTTTTTAGTGTCTTTTTTTTACCACATAGAATAACTTTTGAGTTTTCATATGTATATCCAAAATATATACCTTTTGGATTATCTGTCATGAATAATTCTCTTGGTAATTTTAATTTTTGAATTGCATCTGATAGTACATATAATTTAGATATTTTATTTGTTATTTTATTATGTACTGATAATAAATATTCCCTACATAATTTTGTAATTTCTGGTGAAATTTTATAAGAAGAACTACCAGCTGTCATTCCTAAAAATTTAATTTCTTTTAATCTATCATATTGTACAGATTTTCCATATAGTCCAGTTGTAATTATTCCAAGTAATTCTTCATTATATTTATTAAAATATTTGTCCATAATTTCTTTACTAAATGCTAATTTGACTAATAATTTACCTCCATTAAAATTAAATCCAAAAGGTTGCAAACTAACACATGTTGATAAATTCATAATTCTGTTTAACATTTTATCTTTAAATTTATTATCTGATGTCCAACCAATATAGTCATCTCGCATTTTTAAATTTTTAATATCAGAAGATAAACTGATTATACCCAAGTATTTTCTTGTATTTAAATCTTTAATTAAAACACAAATAGTTCTTCCTATAAAATTTTCTGTTTTAAATGTTTCTAATGATGAAACAGTATATCTATAATAATTCCATAAGTCTTTTTGTTCTTTTGACTCTACAAATTCTAAACATATTTTAATATTTTTCACATCTTCAATTGTACCTGTCCAAATTCTAGAATTATAATAATCATAGGTATGTAAAAAATTTGGTTTTATTTTTTTAATTGATCCATCTAAGTAATCATATAATTTATCTATTAATTTTTCTTCAATATCTTCACCAATATTTAAACTTTTATATTTAGAAATTAAAGCACATTTATTAATAAAATCATTATGAGATTGTGTATGTTTTAAATAATTACAAGTTTTACAACATGAGACTGAATTTATTTTTGTATATCCAATTAAATTATTTTTTCTATCAATACCACCAGCACCATCATAAAGTTCTGTTTTATTACTTGTTTTACAATATGTACATGGACTATTTATTAATTTCTGAAAATCTTTTAATTCTAATTCAAAATCTAATTGTCTTTCTTGTGCTCCTTTAAGATAAGATATAAAAGATGGATTAGATGCAGATTCAAATAAATTATAGTCAATATTACCATCAAATTTATTATTAACTGTAGCTATATGTTGACAAATTTTTATAAATGTCATAAGATCATTGTCTTTTTTCATAATATTACATTGAGTACAACAAGGAACACAATTTGATTTAATATATCCTTTCAAGTTATTTGCTCTATCTATACCAATACCGTGTTCTTGATTAATAAAACCACAATAATAACATTTTTTAGAAAATAATTTTAAACATTCAATATCAGTAAGGGTAAATGGTAAATTTCTTTTTTTTGCACCATCTTTATAACTATTTATTCTTTGTTCATATAAATCTTTTGGTACATAATTATCAACATTTTTTTGTGAATTTTTATTACATTTTGTACACTGGTCATTATCAAGTAATTTATCATTAGGAAGAATATGATTGCATGAAATACACATTTTATTTTCATTTGTTTCATTATTATATTTAACTGCATTTTCAATAAAGTTAGTTTTAATATCTAAATCTTTTTGTGATTTATTAATACAATTAATACAATAATTTGAGTCATCAAAAATATTAGACCAACAACCTCTAATCCAATTTGAACATATTTTAATTCCAGAATCAGTTAATTCTTTCCATTTTTTATATGATTGGTGTAGTTCACAATAATTATCATTTTCAAGTGCTTTATATTCACATGCTTTATTTTTTTGAGATATTCCTTGACAGAATCTAATCTGAATACATTTATTACATTTTAAATTTTCTTTAGATTCTTCACCCATGTCATTTGTTATTATACAACTACAATGAAAGCAAAAAGTTAAATTATTTGGATCAACTTTATTTTCTAGATATTTATGCATCTTACAAAAGTTTATTACTTTATTTTTTTCACAATATATATTATTAATATTATGATAACAGCATTTATTATGAGTATTTATAATAGACATTATAAATTTATAGTATACATTTCTTTATATATTATTTGCGCAATTTTTTCAGGTAACAAAAAAAATATCATTATATTAAACTAATAATAATTTAATATATAGATTATGATGTGAAATCCATCTAATATTATGTTTAATTGCTGTAAGCAGTGCCTGCCATACCGGACATCACCCTTAAAACATTGTAGTTTTGAGTGTAGATGTTGATGAATGAGGATGAAGAAGATCCTAAGTATTCAGTGTAGTTGGTGGAAACACTGTTGTATAAACCAACTTGAACTTGTAAAGTAGCGTTGTCGATACGAGAGAAGTTGCAAGTGCCAGTTGGTTGGTGATCTTCAGCTTTAAGGGCAAAAGAGTATACGTTAACACCATCAGCAGGAGTGTTAGTGAAGTGTTGAGAGGGTTGAACGTAGTTGAAGTAGTTGCCATCTCTGTCTTGGAAGCGATCGTGACCGTTTAATTGTAATTTGGCACTGTAAACGGGGTTATCAGTTCCATCAACAAAGTTTCCGTAGTTGAAGTGATCAACGACACTGATGGTAGCTAAAGCAAGAACAGCTGCACTAGCACCACCAGCAGATAATTGAGCAACAGTTCTAGACAAATCTTCAGGAGTTAAGTTGTTTCTAACCACTAAGGTGTTATTTAATAATTCACCTAATAAAGTTACTCCAGCTGCACCTCCAACTGTGGTAGCAATGGTGCAAGGATTAACGGCATTACCTGCAGCAGCACTTTGAGCAACCATTTTAACTTCTACTTTGCTTAATAAACTAGCAAGACCAGCAGCAGCAGAAGTAGTTTCAAACACATCATTAGGTGCAATAGCAAGACTATTATTGCTAACTTCTATTTTATCAGCAGCAACAGCTACATTAGTTCTGGTAGCAACGTATAAAACTCTGGCAAAGCGATCAGCAGCTTCTTTCCAAGTAGAAGAACCAGCAGCCCAAGCAACCCAGTTTTGACGAGTTGCATATCTTTCAAGATGAGGAGCCCATACTAAGTATTTGCAAGGGTGATTGAAGTTAAGTCTGTATTTAGCAGTGGCAGCAGTTAAGGATTCAGAGCCAGTGAATTGTAATTGTTCGATTAAGTATTCGTGAGAAGCTTGTGCAAAGCGTTTGCGTTCTTCAGAATCTAAGTATACGTAGTCAATTAATAAGTAAGAATCACTCATTAAACCAGTGCCAGAGGGAGCTGGACCAGTGTGATTGACACATCCAGAGAAGTCTCTGAATTTGAGGGTGACGCGAACGTCATGGTATTGTACCTTTGTGTTACTATAATTTTACAATTATAGCCGGTAGTAGATTTTATCTACTTTTTACCGCCTTATGTTTCCATAAGGAGCAGACTGTATCTTAAGCCTGGAAGTTTATTTCCAAACCCAAAACCTTACAGTCGTTGAGCCTTCTTCTTAAAAAGAAGCTTGGTTGCGGATTGTCCATTTTGCTTATTTACAAAATAAGCGCATCTATGAGATTTTTACCGTACCTGAGTATTTTCTCTCAGCCAGTCTTGCATTTCTTCAAGACTTTGGTACTCATTTGCTTTAGGAGTTTCCCGCAGTTTGGTTTTGTCGCATCTTAACGATACTAGCATTTATGAAACAATAATATCACTTAATTTATTGTTATACACACCATTAAATAGTTTATCTCAGCTTATGTGTATTTCACTGAGTATAATGCTTTTCAGCCCAACATTTAGGCAATTAAAGGTAAGGCTAAACCGTCGTTGCGGTTAAACCAGAATTGTAAAGGAACATACATTTGGTATGATCTGATGGTATTGGTATCAATGTTAGAGAGTTCGGGAACATCACCAATCATTTTAGCATAACCACGTTCTTGACCGACTTTGTGGGTCAATTCGTACCAGATGTTTAACCAATCACCGTAGTGTTCATCGATTTTGGAACCTCCAATTTCGACTTTGCATGATTCAACCATGGCGTGACCTAAGCGTCTGACATAGCCCCATGATTGACCTAATTTGTTAGCAGTGTTTAATTTAACTGCTACGTACATGTTGGTGATTAAATCACCGTTTCTGTTGATGTTGCAAGTAACGGTACGACCGAAATCGGCAGCACCATTCCAGGTTTGTTGAATTGGTTCGACTGAGCGTTTAACCCCGTAGCTTTCACTACGGGACGGACTATACCTTAAGCCTATTATTGAATGTTTTGGACATTCTAAAGCCCATCTTATTATAGTCTCTGAACCTCTCTCCTACTAATTAAAACCAAAAGATATTATTAGGAGATTTGGCTGCGGATTATCCAATTTCTAACGTTTTTACTATGCCCTAGGTCATTACCCCGGGTATTAATTATAATCTCTCATAATTAAGTAGTAGTTAGAACTCTTAGGAACTTCCCGCATATTAAAGATGTTGCGTTATTTTTATACAAATAAAATAACACTAGCCGGTAACAACCTTTTCCCATATGTATGGGGGTCCGACTGTTTAACTCATTAGTCTAAGTTAGTATGACGTCTATCGAAATATACCCTGTCTTTCGACATATTTACGATGTGTTTACATCGGGTCTAGACTATATCTTAAGCCATAAAATTTATGACCCAGAACCATTTAGTCGTTGAACTGCACACATGATTAAAAATGTTTTACATCATAACACATGTGTTTGGCTGCGGATTGCCCATTGTAATATCTATAGAATTTTTACCTTGGTTTAATAAATTAAACTCGTCTAAGTTTTTCTCTTAGCCATTTAAATATTACTATTTAAACTTGGTATCTATAGCTTTAGGGGTTCCCTGCAGTTTGATTCTGTTGCTATTTGTATATTATTACAAATAACTAGTATCTGTGGATAACTAAAAATACATTTTAGTTTTTACATACCAGCAAATTGTTTATCCCATCTTATATGTAATTTTAATGGGAATGATACTTTTCCGTCCAATAGTTTAGACGACTTTGAAGACAATTTTTTATATTACCATTAGAATACATCATAATAGTAAATAAAGCTAATAGTTTCCTATTAGAGTAGACTATATCTTAAGCTCTTATTAATAAGAACCCATAACCATTTAGTCGTTGAACTGCAATCTAATTTTAATTTAAATATTTAATTGCTAAATCAAGTTTTTCTTCAAGAGATAGCTTTTTTGATGTAAAAAATTTATTTTTAATTGTAGGATGATTTGATACTACATAACCAGGAGCTTGATAATTAGATGGATTACCTTTATAATAACTTATATACATAGGTAAATCTTTATCATATTTTTTATGTGAAAAAGATAATTTTTTAACATGATCTTCGCTAAGGTTTAATCCATAAAAATGATGGTTTTCTTGAGTTTTACTAATACTAATTTTGTTTTTAGTATTTTCTGATCTTGGTTTACCAAAATTTGGATTATTAATTCCCTTTTTGCTATCTGACATTTTCTTTTTTGACACATCGGACATTATTTTATTTAATGTACCACCTGTTTGCATATTATAACCATTTGGACTTAAAGAATTATATAAAGTTATATAATGTTTTTCTTTTTCATCTAAATCATTATTATCAATTTTTTCTATATAATTATATTCAAATGATTTAATACCATATTTATTAATAGCTAAATGAATAGCAGATAAACCTTTAGAAGAACTTGAATTTAAAAAATGTTCATTAATTCTTTTTAAGTAGTCTCTTTTTGTTTGACCAATATAGTATTTGTCATTTATTTTATTTTTTATATAATAAATATATCCCATTTTATTAAAAATAATATATATCTTTTTAAATATTTATAATTAGATCTTGGCTGCGGATTATCCAATCTTATAAATTTTTGCTATACCCAAGTTTTTTATCTTGGCCATTAAAATATTATTATTTTAACTTAGCATTATAAGCTCTAAGGAAGTTCCCGCAATTTGATTATGTTGCCATTTGTTTGGGGTGGAAAACAAATGACTAGCACATGAGGATTTCTACGTGAGACCTCTAATGTATTTACCCAATCTTATCTCAATTTGATTGGACTTGTGCTTTTCAACTCTCTTCTGTGTTGTCTAACACATCATAAAGTAATTTGGGGATTACCAGAACGGTTGTTCCCTAAGGTTTCCCAGAGGGCCGGACTATATCTTAAGCTCTATTAAAAAGAACCCATTTCCATTTAGTCTCTGGACTGCACTGTTATTATTAATAACAGCTTGGCTCAGCGCTTATCCATTAGGCTAAAATACTTAGCCCTATACACCAGCTTATTACCTTAGAATTATTTGTATAATTCAAACCCTAGTTAATTTCTCTAGGCCATTTAAATATCACTATTTAAACTTGGTACTGGATACAAAGATATAAATTTATTTTTAAGTTTAATTGTATTTTCAATTAAAATTGGATCAACTTTTTTATTTTTAACATAATTTTTCTTTTTTTCTAAAGGACTAATGTTATACCAAATAAAACATTTTTGAATTTCTTCTTCTTTAGTAAGATCAAATGATGCACAAGGTTTAACATGATCAAAATCCCAATACTTTCCTTGATTTTCCCATGTCATATTATTATCATTTTGAAATTGAAATTCAATCCATTTTTTAAAATATTCTAATGATACTCCAATGTAATTTAGAATTTTTGAATATTTTTTCTTTTCTTTAACAGTTTTATTAAATCTAGTTCTTAGAATTTTTTTAATTCTATATTCTGGATCTTCAGCATATTTTTTTCTTGATATTTTATTAATATGTTCTTTATTTTCTTTACGATATTCTTTTAAATATTCAGAATTATTTTCAGTCCATTTTTTATGTTTTTCACTAATAATTTCTTTATTTTTATCTCTATAATTTTCTGCATAAATATTTATACATACTTTACATGTGCTATGCAAAATATTTTTAGATTTATTTCTAAAACAAAAGTCTGAAAAGTTTTTAAGTTGATCGCATTTATTGCATTTTTTATAATTATTATTCATTAAATTTTATATTATTATATCTTTATATAATGTCTTTAGGAACTTGCCTGAATTTGGAAATGTCGCATCAGTTTGTAAAAAACTAACACTAGTAGCTGTGATATGTATTATAATTAATACATGGAATTTCACTAAAAGGATTATCTCAATAAACAATTCCAATTTATTAAGCATGCTACTTTTCTACCCATCTAGTTTAGGTAAACGTCTTGCATTTTTCTCTATAGTTTCCCATAGAGTCTGACTATATCTTAAGCTCAAAAAGAGCCGAGTAACATTTAGTCGATGAACTGCACTGTTAAAAACTTATAACAGTTTGGCTGCTGATTACCCAATATTTAACATTTTTACTATACCTAAGTTTTTTATTCTTAGCCAATTAATTATCACTAATTAATTTTAGTAGTTAAATTTTTAGGGAGTCCCAGCAATTTGATACTCTTGCCATTCGCGGGAGTAATAATTTATTACTTGGTGGTATACGAATGACTAGCAGGTTATATCATGATATTTATCTTATAATATCATCTAAATATTTACATCGATTTATCTATCATAGTATATTTAGAACTATAATAGCGACCTACTGTTGGCACCCAAGAGTTAAGCGCCATAAGCGACGAGTTGCATTAAACCACCACCCATTTAGATATATAATTAGGGATAGAAAATTTTCTAAATAATTTTTTTATTAAAAAACGAATTTATACATTTTGAATCTTAATATTTCTATAATATTTTTTTCTTATTTTTGTAAAAAACTAATTTTTCTAAATGTTTTTTGTAATAATTAAAAATTTTTTATATTATTAAATAATTTATTTAAAGTAATTTTTTAATATACAATTAATAATTGGATGTCTAGTACCAAGAAAACTTCGAAATACAAG